CTTAGAATAATCTTGATTTAACTTAACATAGTCTTCTAAACTACCACCAGTTTCATCAATAAAATCTACTACTTTCTGTATGTTTTCAGGTAAAGGTGTTCCAGATTCTCTAGCTTCTTCAACAGCTTCAGCCACTTCTTCTGTTAACTCTTCTGTTTTTTCAACAACTTCTTCTTCAGTAATCTCCTGTAAAACAGGTTCCTGTTCTTCAACTTGTTGTTCTTCTACAGTTTCTTGCTCTAAGACTGGTTGTTTTATTTCGTTTGTATCGCTAGTTGGAGCTTTATCTTCAACGCTAGACAAATCTAATTTAACAGTACCATCTTCTAACACTTCGTTTTTTGGAGCAGTTACTTCTGCTTCTACCTTAGTCTCAACTTCTTGTTGATCTACTAAGTCTTGTTCAACGTTTGTTGTTTCTACAACTTCTTCTTGAACATCGTTTTCTTGATTTTCAGCCATAATATAATATTATAAAATTAAAAAATTATCTTGGATCAAACGAATTTAATCCAAATCCACCACCAAGTATATCATTACTTGAAGACTCAAAGTTTTTAGGTGGTTTTTTGTTATTTCTTTGGTCTATTAGCTCACTTTGTTGTGATGCTTGTATTTTTGTTCGATCGTCTTTACGATCTTCTTTGTATTTATCCTTACTTTCTATAGACTGTAAGTCCATTTTCTTAAGCTCTTGATTTATTTTAAACTCGTGATTCATGAGTTCTTTTTTAAGTAAAGCTTCTTGTTGTAGCTTTCTAGTTTCAAAATCAGCTTCCATTTTCATTAACTCCATCTTTTGACTAGTAATAGCTTGTTGTTTTTCTATTTCAGCTTGAGCAGCAACTTGTTGAGTCTGTGCATTAGCTTGTGCTTGAGACTGTATATTTTGTTGTTGCATCTGCATGTCTCTAGCTTGTTTTTTCTTTCTACGTATTTTAAGTAGTTGATTAGCTAGCTTAATATTCTTAACATCTCTAAGATCAATAGCATCTTCAAGATCTATACTTTGTTGTTGAATAGCCATTTGTATATTATTCTCTAGCATTTGCTTTTCTTCTTCATCAGGAGCTAGTTCTATAAATATACCAAAATCATATAAATGAAGGTTATTCATTTCTTCTAGCGTAGCTACATTATGTGTACCTATACTTTGTATGAAAGCGTTTCTAGTAGGAGAATACTCTAAAACATCGGAAACTCTTAAGCTTATTAGTTCAGCAATTTCAGATGTTAAAAATAAACTACTTTGCAATATGTGTCTAGTTGCTGTGTTTGAATTAGCAGCCGCTATCTTTTGCACGCCAACTAAAGCGTCTTTTGAAGGTGTAGATGCGTCAGAAGCTTCATTTAGCCCGGTTACATCACGTATCATTTGTAAGTAATAATTATATGTACCTATAAGTGACTGCATTTTTTGTCCACCGCCACCGCTAGATATTTCTTGAATAGGAACTTTACCTGGGTTCATATCACCATCGCTAGTCATTGATCTACCAATTATACTACCAGTTTGGAAAAACATATTTAATGCTTCTTGTGGGTTGTAATTAGTTCCATTACCTAAATCTATTTCAGCTAAACCATCAGCATCTAAATATATACCATCTGGCACTAACCTAGACATAACCTGTTGTAGCTTAAGGTGTGTTAGTTGAATCATATCTGCAAATCCAGTTATTCTACTAACTAAGGACTCTATTCTACCTTTGTACATTCTAGGCGCAACCATACTATAGTTCATTTTAACTTTAGTATAATCACTTTTAGGTCTCATCATGTTTTTAGCCATTTGCCATTTAAGTAACTTTTTAGTACCTAATATAATAGCTCCTTCGTATAAAACCTCTATAGATCTAGAAACTTTACCATACTTAGCCTCCATAATAGCATCCATTACTGGATTAAACGTATCATCTTTTACTATTATTTTACTAGCTCCAGTAGCTGTTTCTTTTACTTTGTACACCTCGTTAGCATACTTTTTGTAGTTAAAGTATAAAACTTGAACTTGATTTTTATCAACTTGATTAGACTCTGTTAAACTTCTATTGTAAAACCCTGAGTTCTGAAAACCTTGGCCTACTATATCCATTAAAGCTTTTTCATCTAAATCAGGAAACTCTTTTTTTAACTCATTGACAGTCACATTCTTAACCTCACCAACATAGTAAACATCGTCAAAATAAGGTGAATCAGTATATGAATAAACTAAGTTAGCTGGATCAACATAATCAATTTTAATACCTGAGCTTTTACAAAAAGTAGTTTTACTAGCTCCTATACCTAATGTAACTAAATCATAATTAACTCTTCTTCTAGTTAAATCATAATTATTACCATCTAAAACAGTGTTTATAGCTTGTTCCTCGGCTAGCTCAACAGCTTGTTTGTAGCTTAACTGCATATGTAACTCTAATTCTTCTATTGAATCAGGTAGTTCTTCTTTTTTGTTTTCTCTAATATCAACACCAAAAGCAGTTGACGCAAACTCAGCAAGATCTTCAGTTTCCATGTCTCTTATTAAAGATTCCATGTATTCTGTTCTTTTACTTATACCGTAAGGATCTTGTGAGTAAGCTTTTATATCAAAAACTCTTTCTGATATACCATTAACCACTATGTCTACAAACTTAGGTATAATAGGTACTGGTTTCCAGTCTAAGTTTAAGTAAGATAAGTCACCGTTAATCGATAGTTCGTCTTTATATTTTTGTATTGATTGCTCTCCCCTAGCGTATAATCTAAGTTTATGAAACTCTGTTTGATTTCCGTAAAATCTATTAGTACCTGAGTCACGCTTAAACCACTCGCTTTCTATAGCTTTAGCAACCTTAAGACCGTACTCGGTACTCATCTTCTCAGAGTCACTTGCGACTTGACTTGGAAAATAACTTTTTACAACTGACTCAGCCATATTAATTTTCTATTAGTTTTGATCTGTTGCCAGATTGTTTGTATCTAGCAAATTTTAAATTTATTTTTTCTTTCTTTATATTGGCGTTTGGTTTATATAAATGTCTGTTACAAGCCATTATAGCTAGTCCAGAAGAAATAGAAGCATCAAACTTAGTTCTATTGTTTATATCAAACTTAGCCCAGTCTTCTAAAGTTCTATTAAAATTAACTTTACCATACGTACCGTCTTGTTTTCTACCAACATGATCTTGTATGTACATTTCAATAGCAGCAGCGTGAGACTGCTTAACATCTTCACTTGAGTTTGGTATACCACCTACTTCTTTTTCAGTAACAGATAGTTTGTTCCAAATTTTATCTGGCCTATTCATGCTGAAACCTCTGTATCCTCTTCTTCTTAAGTAGTATAATAATCTAGGTTTGTTATTTTCTGCTAATATTGGCATACCATAAAAAACTAAAGCCATTAACATATCTTCAAAAAATATCTCTGCGGTTGGTGGTCTATCTACATATTCTAAAAAAAATTGGTTTGGTGGACAATCTTCCATACTAAACTTTGTTAAGCCGTGTAAAGCTCCTTTAGAACCTACACCATCAACTGTTCCTGATATATCATAACTATCACAACCAAAAGCACCCATGTGCTCGTTACCTGGAAATTTAATACCATTTTTTATTATAACGTTGTTTTGTAGATTAGCTGGTGGCGTCCAACTCACTCTAAACCTACCATTACTGTCTGGGTAAAATATAACTTTACCATCTTTAACACCATTTAACCATTGAAAATTACCTTTAGTAACAGCATTGTCAATATTTAATTCTTCGTTATAATCTATTTGTTCGTATATTTTAGCTAAATTAAATATACTGTTTTTTGTCTCATCTCTGAAAGCGTGTTCTGTTGTACGTGGAAACTGTCTATAAAACTCATTAAGTGCATCAGGATCGTTCTTAAGACCTTCTACTTCATTGTTCCAGTTGTCTATTACTCCAGTGTCGATATATTCTCCATAAGGGCCAGCGACTTCTTTATCTGGAGTGTCAAAAACAGGTACTCCATAAGAATCAATGAATCCTTCGTAGTTCCATTCCATAGGAATGAACAAAGAATAGAGTCCTGACTTAGTCTGACCGTTCCTGTTTCTTTGAGTAACATCCGAGTCTTTATATAATCTTTTAAAATTGTCTCCACCTTTATCTAAAGCATTTGAGGTTGAACCCATTATACATTTACCAATAACCCTACTACCTAACCTTAATGTTGTTTTTGTAACCCTCCAGTTATTTAATATGTTGTTTGGTCTCTCCCATTTACCACTTTCATCGTGCACTAATAGTTTTAATTTTTCACCATCATAACTATTATCTCCAGTATTTTTCCAGTCAATAGTTGTATCTAAACCTGTTAATATCTCTTGGGTTTCACTAGCTTTAACTATACTTCTTCTAGTGAGTTTACTTGCTGGAACTCGATAAGCTAATTCTGTTTTTGGACGGTCCATACCGTCTTGTATTGGTTTAAAGAAAAATGGGTAGTTGACGGATATTGGTACAACTTTGTCGGTAAACATTTTTTTTGCGTCTGGTCCAGACTTAGATAAAATACCGAATCTTGAATCTGAAGAGATTGTTGCCATGTCAACACATACTGCAGATGACATAAATGAAAACCCTGATCTTCTGTTTTTAAGGTAGCACATTCCGTATGACCTTTTATCTGCTTTGCAAGCTTCCCAGAATATATAGAATAATCTGTTTGCTTCTCTAAAGTCTGGTTTCCCAACATCAATTTTACTCCACTGCAAGTACATATAGTGAGAGCCAGTGATATAAGTAGGAACGTTCTTGTTATAATACCAAAACCCTTCTTCTCTTTTTTTAAACTCATCTTCTATGTAATCTATGTATTTGCTTTTAAAATCATTTGGATAATTTTTCCAGTCAAATATAGTTTTTATTCTATTTAATTCCTTAGGATATTCTTTTACCTCCCATTTATTACTGTCAAATTTAGTGACACTAACTGCTTTTGGTAAAGCTACACGAAGATTCTGTATATCATATATTTCTCCAATTTGCCCGGTTTTACTTATAACAATTATATCGTGCTCTTTATTATAACCGTATTCCCATTTTTTAGACTTATTAAGTCTTTTTATGGTATTTATTTTAACAGGTTCTATAACCTTAAAAAGAGTTTGATCGTACATTACTTAGATCTTCTTTCTGCAAAACCACCAAAAGACTTTGTTTCTTGTTCTTTTTTAGGTTTATTATCAAGCATGTCTTCTTCTTCCTGTATTCTAGTAAGTATTTCAAACGCGTCAAATATAGCTAGCTTTTTTGTAGCTGCTGCGTTTTTTAATCTATCAGCTGTTATATCATCACCTGAATCAACTATAGCTTCTTTAGCTACTTTAATTAACTCCTCAACCGCTTTGTGTCCAGCTTGGATTATACTCAACTTCGTTTCCTTGATATTCATACTTTATTGTTAAATTTTTTGATCTAACTCTATAAAGTCTTTCTCCATCAATTACAAATTCATATTCACTATTTGGTGTGAAGCCAACTAAGTCACCTTCTTTTAAGTGTTTATTTTCTTGAATTATTTTTAGAACACCTTTTAATGGTTGTTCTTTTTGAGTACTGTATATATAATTAGATTCAATTGGTTTTACAAAAGCATAACCATTTGTTGGCTGCCATTTGTTAGTTCTTTTGTAAGCATATACTTGATCAACATTGCATAAGTAATTATTATCGTCTATATAACTTTTGCTATTTTTTTCTTTACCTCTAACATCGTGAAATCTTCTAAAAACGTTATGATGCACTATAACCTTATCACCTACTTTAATTTTATGGTTACCAATTATAGGCACTTGTTTTACTAAACCTAACCTATTAACGTTTTGATGTGTAAATATTTGAGTGTTAAGTATCAAGTCAACGTTGTCTATTTTTTTATTATTATTGTATCTTCCCCCAATAGGTTCTACTACAAAATTAAAAACGCTTTTCATTAATACTCTAGATTATACTCTATAGCTACTGCCATGTTTTTATTAAAATCTTTCCAAGGCAGTATATCATTATTTTTTTTAATAAATATACTAAACTTTTCGTCTTCTTCTGTTATATGACAGATAGTATGCCCTCCGTAAACCTCTTGGCCTACGGAGTAATGCATAGCTTCATTTTTATAATCTTTACCGATACTAATCTTTCTTATCAGCTTCATCTTCTGGTAATTCAGATATAGTCCCGTCTTGTAAGTTAACAGATACTTTACCGTATGTTTCTTCTAACGAAGTTTGAATAACCTGCAGCTCTTGCTGTGCAGCTTTTAAAGATTCAATGCCCATAGCTTTTTGAACCTCTAAACCACCAACTTGCATTTGAAATTGATTTATTAAAGCCACTTTTTCTTGAACTGATTTTAATTCTTCGTCAGTTACCTTTTTTACATCTTTAGCGATGTCCTCTACTTTTACGTCTTCCATTTTATTTAATTTAATTATTAATTATTAACTACGCGTCCGTGTAGTCTTTCCATTTGTCTTCAGCTTTCATAGCTGTGTACGCTTGAATTACAGGGTTTTTGGCTGTAGCGCCTACTCCCATAGTAAAACTTCCACTAACTGAAGCAAAGTCGTCATTGTACTTACCCGCAGTATCTCTATGTGCTTTGTCTTTCCAGATTTTAGCCGTATAGTTGCCTTGAGTTTGCTTAACTATTGCGTCTTCATAAACAGCTTCCGTTTTTATAGACCCATCAGAGTTGTATACGGCAGCTGTTTTTAATTGATTGTTAGTGTACTCATTTGTTGAGTAACCAACATTTGTAACTTTTACATAAGCATCACTAAGTGTGATTCCTTTGTAAACGTAAGATCCTTTTAATGCCATTGTTTTAATTTTTAAATTGTTATTATTCTATGTTTATA